GCCACCATTAAATGAGACTTGATCAGAACACTGTCTTGTCTCCATTTCTTGTGTCTCTTGTTCCCTTCAATTCCCACTCCCTCCTCCAGGTTCCTACTGTTGATCCCGCGGGTCGGGACAGTTGGCGCCCAACGTGGGGCTGGATACGAGGGAATTTCGTGAGGAAGACGACGCGTTCGCCGGCCGGCGATTAAAAGTGAAAGTAAACTCTCTTGGCCGCCGCGGGAACCTGCCGCGTTGGACCTGAAAGTAAGTGTTGCGCTCGGATATGGGGCAAGAATTAAGCCAGCATGAACGTTATGTAGAACAATTGAAGCAGGCTTTAAAGACACGGGGAGTAAAGGTTAAATATGCTGATCTTTTGAAATTTTTTGATTTTGTGAAGGATACTTGTCCTTGGTTTCCGCAAGAGGGAACCATAGATATTAAACGGTGGCGTAGAGTAGGCGACTGTTTCCAAGACTATTACAATACTTTTGGCCCGGAGAAAGTCCCAGTAACTGCATTCTCTTACTGGAACTTAATTAAAGAATTGATAGATAAGAAAGAAGTTAACCCACAAGTAATGGCTGCCGTAGCCCAAACTGAAGAAATTTTAAAAAGTAATTCTCAAACAGACCTCACAAAGACCTCTCAAAACCCAGACTTGGACCTTATTTCCCTTGATAGCGACGATGAAGGAGCTAAAAGTTCCTCTCTACAAGATAAAGGTTTATCAAGTACTAAAAAACCAAAAAGATTCCCAGTTCTGTTAACAGCACAAACTAGTAAAGACCCTGAAGACCCCAACCCCTCAGAGGTAGACTGGGACGGCTTGGAAGATGAGGCAGCGAAATATCATAATCCCGATTGGCCTCCCTTCCTAACCCGTCCACCTCCTTACAATAAAGCTACTCCTTCCGCACCCACTGTAATGGCGGTTGTTAATCCAAAAGAGGAGCTCAAAGAAAAAATTGCTCAATTAGAGGAACAGATTAAATTAGAAGAGTTACACCAGGCACTAATTTCCAAATTACAAAAACTAAAAACAGGGAATGAAACTGTAACTCACCCAGACACAGCAGGAGGCCTTTCTCGCACGCCTCACTGGCCAGGGCAACATATCCCTAAAGGAAAATGTTGCGCCAGTCGAGAAAAGGAAGAACAAATCCCAAAAGATATTTTCCCAGTGACTGAAACCGTTGATGGGCAAGGTCAAGCCTGGAGACACCATAATGGTTTTGATTTTGCCGTCATAAAAGAATTAAAAACAGCTGCTTCCCAATATGGGGCTACTGCCCCATACACATTAGCCATAGTGGAATCTGTAGCGGACAATTGGCTTACCCCTACAGATTGGAATACGCTTGTTAGGGCAGTCCTCTCAGGAGGAGATCACTTACTGTGGAAATCTGAGTTTTTTGAAAATTGCAGAGATACGGCTAAAAGAAACCAACAAGCCGGTAATGGCTGGGATTTTGACATGTTAACAGGTTCGGGTAATTATTCCAGCACCGATGCACAAATGCAGTATGATCCAGGATTGTTTGCTCAAATTCAAGCGGCTGCTACAAAAGCCTGGAGAAAACTTCCCGTTAAGGGAGACCCAGGAGCCTCCCTTACAGGAGTCAAACAAGGACCCGATGAGCCATTTGCAGATTTCGTACACAGACTTATAACAACTGCTGGGAGAATCTTTGGAAGTGCTGAGGCCGGTGTAGACTATGTAAAACAACTAGCATATGAAAATGCTAATCCAGCTTGTCAGGCAGCCATTCGCCCCTATAGAAAGAAGACAGATTTAACTGGCTATATCCGTCTTTGCTCGGATATTGGGCCCTCTTATCAGCAAGGCCTGGCCATGGCCGCCGCCTTTAGCGGGCAGACTGTAAAAGATTTTCTTAACAACAAAAATAAAGAGAAAGGAGGGTGTTGCTTTAAATGCGGTAAAAAAGGACACTTTGCAAAAAATTGTCATGAACATGCACATAACAATGCTGAACCAAAAGTTCCCGGACTCTGCCCTAGATGTAAAAGAGGGAAACATTGGGCCAATGAATGCAAATCCAAAACTGATAATCAAGGAAACCCAATACCACCCCATCAGGGAAACGGGTGGAGGGGCCAGCCCCAGGCCCCGAAACAAGCTTATGGGGCAGTCAGCTTTGTTCCAGCCAACAAAAACAACCCATTTCAAAGCTTACCAGAGCCACCCCAGGAAGTGCAGGATTGGACCTCTGTTCCACCTCCCACACAGTATTAACGCCTGAAATGGGGCCCCAAGCGTTAAGCACTGGAATATATGGACCACTGCCTCCCAACACTTTTGGATTAATCCTAGGCCGAAGTAGCATTACTATGAAGGGTCTACAAGTTTATCCAGGAGTAATTGATAATGACTATACCGGAGAAATTAAAATTATGGCAAAAGCTGTTAACAATATTGTTACTGTCTCTCAAGGCAACAGAATAGCTCAATTAATCCTCCTGCCTCTGATCGAGACAGACAATAAGGTACAACAACCTTATAGAGGACAAGGAAGTTTTGGATCCTCAGACATATATTGGGTCCAACCTATTACTTGTCAAAAACCTTCCTTAACATTATGGTTAGATGACAAAATGTTCACAGGCTTAATAGATACGGGGGCTGATGTCACAATTATCAAGCTGGAGGACTGGCCTCCTAATTGGCCTATAACAGATACCTTAACCAATTTAAGAGGAATAGGACAAAGTAACAACCCTAAACAAAGTTCTAAATATCTTACTTGGAGAGATAAAGAAAACAATTCTGGTCTCATCAAACCGTTTGTTATTCCTAACTTACCTGTCAATCTTTGGGGCCGAGATTTACTTTCTCAAATGAAAATTATGATGTGTAGCCCCAATGACATAGTAACTGCTCAAATGTTAGCCCAGGGCTACAGCCCAGGAAAAGGGTTAGGAAAAAAGGAAAATGGCATTCTACATCCTATCCCAAATCAAGGACAATCTAACAAAAAAGGTTTTGGAAATTTTTAACTGCGGCCATTGACATACTTGCACCCCAACAGTGCGCTGAACCCATCACGTGGAAATCAGACGAACCTGTCTGGGTTGATCAGTGGCCATTAACCAATGACAAACTTGCTGCTGCCCAACAGTTAGTGCAAGAACAGTTAGAGGCAGGACATATTACTGAAAGTAGTTCTCCCTGGAACACTCCCATATTTGTTATAAAAAAGAAATCTGGTAAATGGAGGCTCTTACAAGATTTACGAGCCGTTAATGCCACTATGGTATTAATGGGAGCTTTACAACCTGGATTACCCTCCCCGGTGGCTATCCCACAAGGGTATCTTAAAATAATTATTGATCTCAAGGATTGTTTCTTTTCTATTCCCCTTCATCCTAGTGACCAAAAAAGATTTGCCTTCAGCCTACCATCCACAAATTTTAAAGAACCTATGCAACGTTTTCAGTGGAAGGTTTTACCACAAGGTATGGCCAACAGTCCTACCTTATGTCAAAAATATGTGGCCACAGCCATACATAAGGTTAGACATGCCTGGAAACAAATGTATATTATACATTACATGGATGACATCCTAATAGCTGGTAAAGATGGACAACAAGTTTTGCAATGCTTTGATCAACTCAAACAAGAGTTGACTGCAGCTGGGTTACATATAGCCCCAGAAAAAGTTCAATTACAAGATCCCTACACATATTTAGGATTTGAACTTAATGGTCCTAAAATCACTAATCAAAAAGCAGTCATTCGTAAAGATAAATTACAGACTCTTAATGATTTCCAAAAACTTTTAGGAGACATCAATTGGCTCAGACCATATCTAAAACTCACTACTGGAGACTTAAAACCCTTATTCGACACCCTTAAAGGAGACTCTGACCCCAATTCCCATAGATCCTTATCAAAAGAAGCTCTTGCCTCACTTGAAAAGGTAGAGACAGCCATTGCAGAACAATTCGTTACTCACATAAATTATTCACTACCATTAATTTTCCTCATATTCAACACAGCCCTGACACCTACTGGTTTGTTTTGGCAAGACAATCCTATTATGTGGATCCACCTGCCTGCATCCCCTAAAAAGGTGTTACTTCCCTACTACGACGCTATAGCAGATTTAATCATACTAGGGAGAGACCATAGTAAAAAATATTTTGGAATTGAACCCTCTACAATCATACAACCATATTCTAAGTCTCAGATTGATTGGTTAATGCAAAACACTGAAATGTGGCCAATTGCCTGTGCCTCCTTTGTTGGCATCCTAGATAACCATTATCCACCAAATAAACTTATCCAGTTCTGTAAACTACATACCTTTGTTTTCCCTCAAATCATTAGTAAAACACCCTTAAACAATGCCTTATTAGTTTTTACTGATGGCTCTTCCACTGGGATGGCCGCATATACTCTTACTGATACCACCATCAAATTCCAAACTAATCTTAATTCGGCTCAACTAGTAGAACTACAAGCTTTAATTGCAGTCTTATCAGCCTTCCCTAATCAACCTCTTAATATTTACACTGACAGTGCTTACTTAGCCCACTCAATACCCCTACTTGAAACTGTCGCACAAATTAAACACATATCAGAAACAGCTAAACTGTTCCTACAGTGCCAGCAACTCATATACAATAGATCCATACCTTTTTATATTGGACATGTCAGGGCCCATTCTGGACTACCTGGACCCATAGCTCAAGGCAACCAACGAGCTGACTTGGCAACTAAAATCGTGGCTAGTAACATAAACACAAACCTCGAATCAGCTCAAAATGCTCATACCTTACATCACCTCAATGCCCAGACTTTAAGACTTATGTTTAACATTCCTAGAGAACAAGCTAGACAAATTGTTAAGCAATGTCCTATATGTGTAACTTATCTACCAGTCCCTCATTTAGGAGTTAATCCTAGGGGATTATTTCCCAACATGATTTGGCAAATGGATGTTACACACTACTCAGAATTTGGCAATTTAAAATATATTCATGTATCTATAGATACATTCAGTGGATTCCTACTGGCCACTCTACAAACAGGAGAAACTACAAAACATGTCATAACCCATTTACTCCATTGCTTCTCTATTATTGGACTCCCTAAACAAATTAAAACGGATAACGGTCCTGGATACACCTCTAAAAATTTTCAAGAATTTTGCTCCACACTTCAAATTAAACATATTACTGGAATCCCCTATAACCCCCAAGGCCAAGGAATAGTTGAAAGAGCCCACTTATCTCTTAAAACCACCATTGAAAAGATAAAAAAGGGGGAATGGTACCCTAGGAAGGGTACCCCCAGGAACATCCTCAATCATGCACTCTTTATTCTAAATTTTTTAAATTTAGATGATCAAAATAAATCAGCAGCTGATCGTTTTTGGCATAATAACCCCAAAAAACAATTTGCCATGGTAAAATGGAAAGATCCATTAGATAATACATGGCATGGCCCCGATCCAGTGTTAATTTGGGGCAGAGGTTCAGTCTGTGTTTACTCTCAAACCTATGATGCCGCTAGATGGCTACCAGAACGGTTAGTAAGACAGGTGTCTAACAATAACCAATCCAGGGAGTGATTCTCTCCCTGAGATCGCTCTTTCCCTTGTTCACAGATATGAACTTCAATTATCATTTCATCTGGAGCTTAGTGATACTATCTCAAATATCTCAAGTTCAAGCCGGTTTTGGAGATCCGCGTGAAGCCCTGGCAGAAATACAACAAAAACATGGTAAACCTTGTGACTGTGCTGGAGGATATGTTTCCTCCCCACCGATTAACTCTCTTACAACTGTTTCTTGCTCTACTCATACTGCTTATTCAGTGACAAACTCCCTAAAATGGCAGTGTGTGTCAACTCCCACTACCCCTAGCAATACACATATAGGAAGTTGTCCCGGTGAATGCAACACGATCTCATATGATTCTGTACATGCCTCTTGCTATAACCACTATCAACAATGTAACATTGGTAATAAAACATATCTCACTGCCACTATAACTGGAGATAGAACTCCTGCCATTGGTGACGGGAATGTCCCTACAGTACTAGGGACTAGTCACAACCTCATTACAGCAGGCTGTCCCAATGGTAAAAAGGGCCAAGTGGTCTGTTGGAATAGCCGACCTTCTGTTCATATATCTGATGGAGGAGGGCCTCAAGATAAGGCCCGCGACATTATAGTAAATAAAAAGTTTGAGGAATTGCACAGGTCGCTGTTCCCAGAACTTTCTTACCATCCTCTGGCCTTGCCCGAAGCCCGTGGTAAAGAAAAAATTGACGCACACACTCTTGATCTCCTTGCCACTGTACATAGTTTACTCAATGCTTCCCAACCCAGTTTAGCCGAAGATTGCTGGCTGTGCTTACAGTCAGGAGATCCCGTTCCTCTTGCCCTGCCCTATAATGATACACTCTGCTCTAACTTTGCCTGTTTATCTAATCACTCCTGCCCTTTAACCCCCCCTTTTTTAGTACAGCCCTTTAACTTCACTGATTCCAATTGCCTTTACGCTCATTATCAAAACAACTCATTTGACATAGATGTAGGTCTAGCTAGCTTTACTAATTGCTCTAGCTATTATAACGTTTCTACAGCCTCCAAACCCTCTAATTCCCTATGCGCCCCAAACAGCTCGGTTTTTGTATGCGGTAACAATAAGGCATACACTTATCTACCCACAAATTGGACGGGAAGTTGTGTACTTGCTACTCTTTTGCCCGATATAGACATCATTCCAGGTAGTGAGCCTGTCCCCATTCCAGCTATTGATCATTTTTTAGGCAAAGCCAAAAGAGCAATCCAACTTATCCCCCTGTTCGTAGGGTTAGGTATAACTACTGCAGTATCTACTGGGGCTGCTGGTCTAGGGGTTTCCATCACTCAATATACAAAATTATCTCATCAACTAATATCAGATGTTCAAGCTATTTCTAGCACTATACAAGATCTCCAAGATCAGGTAGACTCTCTAGCAGAAGTAGTACTGCAAAACAGAAGAGGATTAGATCTACTTACAGCAGAGCAGGGAGGTATCTGCTTAGCCTTACAGGAAAAATGTTGTTTCTACGCCAATAAATCTGGAATCGTCAGAGACAAGATTAAAAACCTACAAGACGACTTAGAAAGACGCCGAAGACAACTGATCGACAACCCATTTTGGACCAGTTTTCATGGATTCCTCCCTTATGTTATGCCCCTATTAGGCCCTTTGCTTTGCTTATTGCTTGTGTTATCTTTCGGTCCAATTATTTTCAACAAGCTTATGACCTTTATTAAACATCAAATTGAGAGCATCCAGGCCAAACCTATACAAGTCCATTATCATCGCCTTGAACAAGAAGACAGTGGTGGCTCATATTTGACCTTAACATAGGCCACCTCCCCTGTGAGCTAGACTGGACAGCCAATGACGGGTAAGAGAGTGACATTTCTCACTAACCTAAGACAGGAGGGCCGTCAAAGCTACTGCCTAATCCAATGACGGGTAATAGTGACAAGAAATGTATCACTCCAACCTAAGACAGGCGCAGCCTCCGAGGGATGTGTCTTTTGTTTTTTATAATTAAAAAGGGTGACATGTCCGGAGCCGTGCTGCCCGGATGATGTCTTGGCCTCTGTTTGCTCTAGCTCCATGTTATGAATTTAAGATGGCGTATTTCCTGGTTCTTCTCCGTCTTACTTTCCCGCCGGCGCGAATGTTTCCCGCTCTTGGGCTTACGTGGCTTTCCTTGCTCTGCTACTGAGCATGCGCCCAGTATCTTTCCCCTCCCACTTGCTGCCTGTGTATATAAGGCAACACATTGCCACCATTAAATGAGACTTGATCAGAACACTGTCTTGTCTCCATTTCTTGTGTCTCTTGTTCCCTTCAATTCCCACTCCCTCCTCCAGGTTCCTACTGTTGATCCCGCGGGTCGGGACAGTTTTCGTTTTCTGTCCGGAGCCGTGCTGCCCGGATGATGTCTTGGCCTCTGTTTGCTCTAGCTCCATGTTATGAATTTAAGATGGCGTATTTCCTGGTTCTTCTCCGTCTTACTTTCCCGCCGGCGCGAATGTTTCCCGCTCTTGGGCTTACGTGGCTTTCCTTGCTCTGCTACTGAGCATGCGCCCAGTATCTTTCCCCTCCCACTTGCTGCCTGTGTATATAAGGCAACACATTGCCACCATTAAATGAGACTTGATCAGAACACTGTCTTGTCTCCATTTCTTGTGTCTCTTGTTCCCTTCAATTCCCACTCCCTCCTCCAGGTTCCTACTGTTGATCCCGCGGGTCGGGACAGTTGGCGCCCAACGTGGGGCACGAACCCACGACCCTGGGATTAAGAGTCCCATGCTCTACCGACTGGATGATGTCTTGGCCTCTGTTTGCTCTAGCTCCATGTTATGAATTTAAGATGGCGTATTTCCTGGTTCTTCTCCGTCTTACTTTCCCGCCGGCGCGAATGTTTCCCGCTCTTGGGCTTACGTGGCTTTCCTTGCTCTGCTACTGAGCATGCGCCCAGTATCTTTCCCCTCCCACTTGCTGCCTGTGTATATAAGGCAACACATT